GTCAACTTACCACCACGAATTGTATATCCTTTGACTGCTGAAACAACTTTGCGACGCTGTACTTTTCCGCCGCGCACACGCGCACGAACAAGTTTTTTACGCCCTAATTTCTGAACGTTTGCTTCAACAATAATTTGTCTTACTGTTTCTGAAACTAAACTCATTTTCCACCAATAGTGAATTGGACTTTACTCAATGCAAAGTGTGCTGCTTTTTCAAAACCTTTTGGCGTTGTAAGCATATCAGCAAATTTCTTTTGATTCTCTGGATTTAATGCACCATGCACCATATGAATGGCTTTTGCTGCACCGTGACTGACTTTTAACTTTGAACCATCGGCAAATTTAAAGTGTCTAGAATTCGATGTAACGTTATCTTGTTGAGCAAATTTTGCAACTTGTTCAAGACTTTCCATTACATCTCCAACTTCTTCTGACACACCAGCTAATTCTTTCTCAGGTCCATTAGAAGAATATGGAACAGTGATTGACATTCCAAGTTTTTCGCTCTTGTATAAAGCAACTCGTTTACCATCTGGGAAAATACGAATGCCTTGACGCTTTAATATTAGCATCATAGGAGGATCACTAAATGTTGCTTCTGTAAGATAGTCATCACGAGAAATTTCATATCCACTCATAATATTACGGCGAACTGCAGCAACAGATTGTTGTGATCCAAGTGCCGCAGTTGATGTTGATTTGTAATATCGATCTAATATATCGCGTTGATTTTTTGGTAATTTTGCAACATCACCAACTTTAGCATGACGCGCCATCGCAACTTTAAGTGCAGGCAACTCACTGGTTTTCATCAAACCAGCGCGAATTAACTGAGCAATACGCTGAGTATTGGTTCTATTCTGTTTCTGCAGGTTCTGTTGCTGGCTCGAGCTGGAGGTTTGCGTCTCCATCTGTTCCGTCAACTTCATGCGTAGCGTCTGTAGTTTCATCTGAATTTTCTGTACCTAATAGGTTAGATGCGATTTCTACTTTTTTAATTTCTAATGCGTCACTAACTTTAGCAGCCATAGCATTATTAAATGCTGCTGATAATCCTTCTTTGTCACCAGCTATTGCTAAATTGATTAATTCTACCGTATCCATAATATCTCCAATTATTTAGCCAATTGTAATTTAAATAAATTATTAATATCATTTGCTTGAGGAGTCTGAGGAATCGGTGCTGCAGCAGGCACAGGAGCAGCAATCGCATCACCAGAAATTTCTGGAGCTGCAGGTTCATCTGCTTGTTCTTGCTCAATTTGTGCAGCAATTTCTTTAATTTCTTCCTCGTCCATATTCAATACTTTCTTTCGTATCCAATCTTTAGAGAAGTAAACTCCAACATATGGATCAATTTGTTGCATAACCTGTAATCTGCCTGCAAGCAATTCTGTTTGTTTGAGTTCAGCAAAATTATTATCTTTTAGAAAGTCGTAGTGAATCTTTTGCTTTAATTCATTCCACTCATCAACAGAGCAAATACCCTTGAGTGCTAATTGACGTTCCATCAATTCATCAAACATAAGCGTAAATTTTGAACGAAGTTTTTCAATAAACTTCATAAACTTTAGTTCATCACGAGTAATTTCTGTTGATCTTCCCAATGTAAATCCAGATTGAGATTCTAAACGAGAAACTGGAACGTTTAATGATTTATAAAGTTTCTGTTCGAAATATTTAACGTCAGCAAGTTCACCAAGATTTTCGCCAGCTGGTAACGTAGTAATCTCTGTTGATTTACCTTCGCCGCGACGTGGAATCCAAAAGTCTTCCATCATTGACATAAACTTGCGATCATCTTTGACTTCACCAGTTGAAGAATCATAGACAACCTTGTTACGGAACTTCGTCATAATATCACGGAGATATTGTTCTGACTTAACTTTAGGCATGTTGCCAACGTCAATATAGAACACACGACGTTCTGGCGCACGAGAAATACGATAGATAACAATCGCATCTTCAACCATGCGTAATTGATTGAGTGGTTTAATTGCCTTATGTAGATAACCCAAAACCATTTGACGTTTTGGATCTAATAAACCAGAGTTAACATTAATTACTGCATCAGCAGCAATTTTTACACCAGCATCAGTTGGAGAAGATATAAATGTTTGTCCTAAATTTGATGCCTTATCATTGTAAACATAAAATTCTCTAGCGCCAACAACAACTTCAATTCCAGTTCTAGGATCTTTTTTCTTATCAACGATTCGAATTTTTTTAATTTTTCTAGGATCAAGATAAACTAGTTCGCGAATACCAAGTTTAGGTTGTTTTTCATCAATTAAAACTTGATAGAATACGCGACCATCGATATACCATTGACGAAAAATATCAGCACCATTGTTTGAAAAGTCTAGAAGTTGTAGAATCGCATCGAATTCTTTGCGAATCATTTCTTTAATATTGTCTGGTTGATCCAGATCATCTAGAATAATAGTAACTGACTTACCTTTCTCATCATGCACAATAGATTCATTGACAATATCATCGATAGCAGACTCAAGTTCTGGCTGCATAGACATCTCGCGATATCTTGTAATTAAATCATTCTCGTTTTTAAAACTGGATTCGAGATCTAGATAGGTGCCAAAATAACCACCAGATGTGACTGTAACTGCACCATCATCAGTAGTTGGTGCAGTTACAGATGGTTGTAATTGTTCTGTGGGTTTTTCACGAACAATCTGAAACCCGAATAGATTAATCCCTGCCATAAATTAACTCCATGATAAAATATCGACCGAGGCGATTAGATAACACTTTCGGCAGCTGCTTCCCACCATTGATAAGCAAACGTCACTGAGTATTCTTCGATAGCATCATTGTTGCCCCAGTCTAGGTCAATTGGAGCGAGATCATTTGGGAATAAACCAACAAACTTGTAAGATTTAATAACCTTACCTGTTTTGCCGTAGTGTCTAACAGTGGCATCAGTTCCATATGAAACTGGTGTTGCCGCAGCAGCTGATCGAGTATTAAATCGATGAGAATTGATACCGTTCATCCAACGCTCAAAGGCATTGCGAACAACGAAATCTTCATCATTTAATATTGTCACAGTCCAGTCTGCAAATGTACGATTGCCAGCAAACTTTACTTCGCGACCGAAGTATTGTACTGGAACCACACCAACTGTTGATCCTGGGATCTGAGCAGTTTTACATACGAAACGCAATTTTCTTGCTGCGTTTCCTGGCAAAGCAAAAAACGGAAAATTCATTTCGACTTCAAATAGATTAGCGCGAGCGCCATCAAACTGCATTTGAGAACGAAATTCAGATACATTAAAAGCCATTGTATTCTCCTGACTTTATCCTATTCTATTTATTAGAAGCGTCCAACGATCTCGTCGAATGCTACGCCACTGCGAACAGCGACAAAGTTCAACTGAATGAAGTTTACGCTTCTTGCTGGTTTGATGTAGATATCTCCGATAAATTCGTTACGGTCGATAACTGCTGGTGTATTGTTTGTATCGTCACAAACAACGCGATAATCATAGATACCGCGACGACCCTGCACTTCTCTCAAGAATGGCTCAACAAGTGCTACGAACTGTGCTCTTGTAAATTCATCATTCAATTCGAAGAGACTTGAACGAGCAGCTGCGGAAATCGCCTTTTCTAGTACGATGAACAAGCGACGAACATTGATACGATCAAATGCACTTGGACGACCCTGTAGCGTCTTGTCTCCGAAGAGAACAGTACCTTCGCCTGGGAACGATACAACTGGATTTACACCACCCTTGTATAGTGTATCGCGTTCTGCTTGAGTTGGATTAAATGCCAACTTGACAAGATTGCGAATCTGACCACGATTTAGACCAGCTGGTGAGAACCATGGGTCACGTTGTAGATCGGTACGAACGCAAAGACCAGCAACGTCAGCATTGAGCGGAATCCAACGATACACGTCGTTGTATTTGTCATACTGATACTTCCAACCTGAGTCCATTACACCGTAAGATGTTGATGTTAGAGCATTGCGATAATTAACCACCGAATCAGCAGAGGCTTGTG